ATTAATTTTAATACCTCGTCTGCTCTTGTCCTTCGGTGTTTTAACCATCGTAAGACTTCTTTTATCTTTGGTTCTTTTTCATAGGTATCTATATAAGTAAGCCCAGCCCGCATCCAACCTTGTGGGTCCATTTCTCCATAGGCAAACCAATTATTTTCTGCAAATTGAGTTCCATCAAAAATTTCTAAGAAAGAATCTTCCATCTGGAATAAGAACTGAAGAATACGGTTGTCGAACCCGTAGGCGGGGCTGACGAGCGGTACGAAAGGGATAACGGGAGGACAATCTAACATCGTTGTCCACCATGTTAAACTCCCTTCAACATATTCTTTTTGGTACCTTTTCATCCGTTGATATACTTCAGCCGCTTCTTCTTCTCCTCTTTCATACTGAGGGGTTGAACCCCAACGTTCAATAATTTCTTTCATCCTTTCGACACCAATAAAATTATTCACAGCATCTAAAAACTCATCTTCTCTCCACATTTTCCCCCATGTCTCCATTTCTAATTGAACTAATTCATCAATATCAGAAATTTCTGAAAACATATTTCTCTTCACTCGGAAATAAACACGATATTCTAAAGGAGGTTTATATTCATTACCATAAGATAAATAACGTTTTAAAAAACTAACGATATTTTGTTCCATTAAACAGGGGAACTCATCCGATAATTCTTCCATCATCTCGTTAAATGGATCATTTTCAAGGCTACGCTTATTATCAATTTCACATATATCCCGAATCTTCTTATCAATGACCGTACTCATCTTACATGGCAATATATATCTGTCATGAATACTTGGCTCTCTACATTTTTTCCATAGTTCGGGACTTGTTTTAAAACAATAATTCACACGATCCTTACATTTTAATTGACCTAAAATAGCATCAGGGTCATCTTTTCCAATTAGATCTAGTTTCCCTTGCATATGAGGTAGATCTTCTAATTCAACCGGTCCTACTGGATTTTCTTGGTATTCAAGGATACCTGCTAAATCTTCAATCTTTGTTTTTTCTTTATCTCTTAATGTTTTCAAACCAGTTAGTTGTCGTGGATTGACTGTATAAATACTATCATCTACCTTTCTTTTTTCTTTCAAATATCTCATCTCAATTTCGGGATCTTCCATCACCCGAGGGAATAATGTTTTTGCTTTTGACAATGCTCTTTTTCTACGACTTGATACACTTTTACTCCTACTTTTTCTACTTTTGGAAGGTGTAGATCTTATCTTCCTTGAACGCGATTTACTTTTACTTTTACTTTTTGTAGGGGCACTTTTTGCCCTTCCTAACGCACTTGTCCGTAGCTTTACAGAAGCATAAGGACGCTTTTTCTTCCTTCTCCCTTTCTTCTTTGTCTTCAGTTGACGATAACCAGGCATATTAATATATAGTATATATTAATCAATTGAAATCACTTGTTTTTCTAGGTTTTTTCATGAAGGGTATTTTAATATTTTTATTTTTTTCTTTTATTTTTTCTTTTATTTCTTCTTCTTCTTCTTCTTTTTTTACCTGATAACATAATATAAGTTCATGAATATCATCATCGCATAATGTAGTTGTACTTGGTTTTCTTAGTTCTTTATAGATTATTTTCATATCTTTTTTTGATAGATTCATAAAATCGTGAATTAACCATACACTTTCAGGGGGTATTTCCACCATACCATATCTCTCATATGAATTAATATATTTATTTGATTTATTTATATATGGAAGAGATACCATAGTTAATATAATCAATTTTAAAATACTTAAATATATTTTTATATTGATATTAATAAAATGAAGTTATTTAATATCCTTACATCAGCTCTATCCTTGATTCAATCTGTAACCTCTGCCCCCCTTTCTTTAAATAGTACCTATATGGATAAATACAATGGATTTATTAATAATTATGATAAAGGTTTTTCTTATGAAAAGTTTCAAATTTTTAAAGATAACATTAAGTATATTGAGGATTTTAATAAAAAGGATAATACATATATCCTTGATACGAATCAATTCACTGATATGAATACATTCAATTTTGGGGACTTGGATACTTATCAGAATACTCTATTTGATAGAGAAGTATATGATTTATCGAATGATATTATTGTACCAGATTCAGTTGATTGGAGACAAAAGAATGTTGTAACTCATGTAAAGGATCAAGGAAATTGTGGAGGATGTTGGGCGTTTAGTACTACCGGTAGTATTGAGGGTGTTGTTGCTATTAAAACTGGTAAATTATTTAATATATCTGAACAACAATTAATTGATTGTTCTTTTAATGAGGGTAATCATGGTTGTGGTGGCGGTATTATGGAATATGGTTTTCAATATGTAATTGACAATAATGGGATATGTACAGAAAAAGATTATCCATATGAAGCAATGGATGGTCAATGTAAGGATTGTGAACCTATTGTCACGATATCTAAATATGGTAATATATTTCCTAATAATGAGACAATATTAAAAAGGGCGGTTGCTCAGCAACCTGTTTCTGTTGCAATTCAGGCAAATTTAAAATCTTTTCGTTTTTATTCATCCGGCGTATATTCTGATCCCAATTGTGGTAATCAATTAGATCACGGTGTATTGATTGTTGGATATGGTAATGATAATAATACTGGATTAGATTATTGGTTAGTCAAAAATTCTTGGGGCCCTTCATGGGGTGAGAATGGGTATATACGTATCCTACGTAATACTCAAGATACACCATCGGGTTTGTGTGGTATTGCTACACAACCTTGTGTTCCTTTAGTATAAAAATAATATATATATATTATGAATGAATTATGGACAGATTTTGAGAATGATACGTTAATTAATAGACATAAGATGTCAAAAATTTATAAAAAAAGATATCAGAGGGCAAGTGATTTTCATAATTCATTGTATCGTATTTTTGGTATGATTACTGTTGTAGCTTCAACAATTGCTACAACTATTTCTTGGGGTAAAGGTGAAGAGGTTTCAGAAAACCAACAGTTAATTTTGAGTACGATTACAACTATTTCAGCGATTTCGGCCGCTATTCAGAATTTTTATAAATTTCAGGAGAATACAAATCAATATACAATAAGTGCAAAGGCTTATGCGAAGCTACAGAACGAAATAGAGGGAATTGGTAATATTCACCCGGAATATCGTAATATAAGTCCTTATGATTTTTTTAAAAAGATCCAAGAAGATTTTGATAAAATATCTGATAATCGTATTGAGATATCAAATTGTATGACAAAACATCTCTATAATAATAAATATGATGATATATCGTATTTAGAAGATAAACATAAAGAATATAAATTATTAAGAGATAATAGAATACGGAAACGTAGTAATGAATATCGACGTGTATCTGAAATTACAGATCATAGACCAATTCAAGAACAAGAAGAAGAAGAAGATCAATCAGATCAATCAGAAGAAGAACAAGTGGAGAAGCTAGAAGAAAAGAGTAATGTTTAAAATAAAATTTGAATTATAAAATGATGGATTTATAAAACTATCATGTTTGACAAACTTCCTCAAGAGTGTATCTTTAAGATACTAGATGTTATCCTTCAAAGTGAGCCTTGGGAAAATCTACGGAGATGGGATCCACATAATCAATATATAAAGTGTTGGAAGAATAAGTTAACCTCAAATCAATTAACGAAATGGAATACAAAGAATGATCTATGGAGATTACCACCATTTATTTTGATTATCCCTCTAATAATGCTTTCAAAGGAAATGTCTTCTATTTTTGATACAAATGATGTTTGGACTTTTCTTTACGAACAAGAATTTAGGAAAGGGAAACCGTTTATTCGGAAACCGAAAGAAGCAAAAAAACTTCTATTTACAAAAGCAAAGGGAGTAATTAAAGAAAGGTATCTACCAATCATTGAATACCATGAAAAAAACTTGGATGATTCAAAAACTTCTCTTAAGTTTCACCTTCATCATATCCATACAATTGATAAATCTATTTCAAAAATAACTCCTCAAATTAAGGATGAAAATAAGATTGATACTCATATTGAAAATATTGGTGTCATCCTGGATTGTTCAGTCACTCTTCCTCCTGGATTTACTGATCCTTATGGTAATCAGCTTGGTCAAGGATGGTATAATAGTAGGGTCAAATTGAGTACTGTTTCTCAATGGCGTAAACGTCATAAAGTGGAGGGTGAATATTTAATTAAGAAGGTCCGTCGTTCAAAGGAATCACTTGAAAAAATCAATAATATCCTTACTAAATTATAATATTTGTGGATCTTTAAAAAAAATATGTTCACCTTGCCATTCATTACTAATACCTTTTTCACTAATTTTAATTAATGACTTAACAGCATTTTCTTCTAATTTTGAAGAATACCAAGGGGAATCAGGTGATGTATCCATCCATTGATTAAATAATAGATTAATTAAATGTGTTTTACGTTCTTTATCAATTAGATTTTTTTTGATAAAAATAATATCATCTCTGAGTTCATTTCTATTTTTATATACTTTCATTTATAATTCTTATAATTAATAAATGTTTAAATAATCCATGGCCATTGGAAAATGATAAACCTATCATCGTTCCCTTTATTTGTTTCTGTTTTTTTACTTTGATTCAGTTTTTGATTGAATTGATTGAATTCCGTTTCTTTTAATCTCTTTCCTTTTAATTCAGTTTCTTTTAATTCATCAAGGTTTCTATACTCGCATAGTAGTTTTCCAATATTCATATTTAGAATTGATTTCATTTTTATTGTATCTAATATTTAATAAAATCAAATTTATTTAAAAAAATAATAGTATAAAAAAGAAAAGAAAAGAAAAGAAAAAAAGAAATGTTTGGAATATTATTTACTATTTTTAATTTATTCATTTCTATAAATTCACACGATTTATTAGGATCTAATAATAATGTCCATAATTGTGTATTAGATGATGGATATCAATGGTGCGAATCGACTCAAATGTGTCAACGGTTTTGGGAAATCCCTTGTACTGATTTTGTAACAAACGAATGTCCTAACGGTTGTCCTCCAATATATTGTCCAATTCCCCCGTCTAATTGCGAATATAAAGACAATAGTTTTGATAAATGTGGTTGCAAGGTTAGTTGTGGTACAATTAGATGTACACCTGAAATATCAAATGAAGGTCAAGTGTGTGGCGGTTATGTTCCATATAATATTGAACATTATTGTAATAATGGATTAGAGTGTGTAAATCGTATGGGGCCTTTTATTAGTGATGCCCCTGGTACTTGTGAAATACCGTGTGAATATTTAAGAGACTATTGGGGAAATTGTATTGATCTAGGTTGTAAAGAATGGTTTGATGGATGTAATACTTGTATAATTGAAGATGATGGTAGTTATGTATGTAGTGATTTAGTATGTTATGGAATTACTGATACATCGCATTGTACAGATAATGATAAATCAAGTATTATACAGAATATACCAGGAAATTGTATTTCTTGGTTTGATGGGTGTAATACTTGTTCAATAAAAAAGAAAGCTCCACAGGTATGTACTTTAATGATGTGTTTCACAAATGATTATGAACCACATTGTCGTATAGTAACTAAGGATAATTTAATTAAAGATGACCTTTGTTATCAATTCTGTAATGGTAATGTACACGGGAGAATTGATCGTAGACTAGAATGTCCTATAGGTACAACTTGTTCTCCGAGAATAGTATCTACTGAATTGTCTGATAGTTGTGGTGAGAAGGCCCATTTTTGTAATTCAATCAATGGACATTAATATTCTTCTACTTCTAATAATCTACGAGGTCGTCTAGCCCTCCATCTCCAAATGTTTCAAAGTCTTCGTCTTCAAAGTCTTCGTCTTCAAAGTCTTCGTCTTCAAAGTCTTCGTCTTCAAAGTCTTCGTCTTCAAAGTCTTCGTCTTCAAAATCACCACCTTCAAAACCTTCTTTACTAAGGAGTCTATCACGGTTATGGTATACAAATAATCCAACAAGTACAGCTAATAATAATAATAATTGATTCTGTTTAAGTTTCATTTATATATATATATATATTTTATTTATAATAAAATTTTCCAAATCCGTTGTATATTTTATTTTCTCTCCATTTTTTAGAAGCTTCATCAAAATTGATAATAATGGAATCATTCCCTATCATTCGTCCAGAACGAAGTATCATATAATTTATTATATATGAAAGTAAATTAAATCAAATTTGATATTTTAATAAAAGAAATATTAAACGAAATTAAAATGTCATATAAAAAAGAAAATTCGAAATATTTTGAAAAACAATGGGAGAGATTCAATAAGGAAGTTATCAATAAGGAAGTTAATTTACAAAGAGCTTTTGTAATAAAAAGTCCAGAACCTATTCAGGAAGAAGAGACAATGTATACGAGATTACATAATAGGAGGCGTTATATACCTTCGAATAATGTATTATTATATTCACAAAGGTCTTCTCTATCAAAGTGATATCCTAAAATGAAGAATAAGCTCCATGAAGAACATAGCATTCCAAAACCTAAACAATATAGACAGATTTCTCTATAATTTCTATTTTTTTTTCTTGGTGAAAGGTTATTAAAATAAGGTGAAGCGGTATTTGATAGAGTTGGTGTATACACTTTCGTTTCCTCCATTTATATTGAAATAATTTATAAACTTTAAATTATTTTTTAAAAATTTTAATCAAATAATTATATATAATTTAATACGGATGCCCGCCGGAGAGATTGATACAACTAATATTGCTTATACAGAATTAAAAGACGCATATAATGAAGTAAGTACACCAGATCCATATGTTGATCCAATTAGTATGAGTAAGTTTCGTGGAGTTAAATATGTAACTTTTTCTGGGACTACAATACAGGAGGGTCAATCACTCTATACAAATTCATCAACATCATCAGATGCTACATATAGTTGGACATGTCCTACTCTTGTTACAAGTATTTCGGTTGTTTGTTGTGGTGGTGGAGGTGGCGGAATTTACTATAATACAAGTTCGTCTTCAGTTACCTATGGTATGAATGGTGCTGGTGGTGGGGGATTGGGATGGAAGAATAATATTACTGTAGTCCCAGGACAGAGTTATACAGTCCGTGTTGGTAAAAGGGGGATCAATGGAGTATATTCAAGTGGATCTTCTGCAGGAGGTGAATCTTATTTTATAAATAACACGACTGTATGTGGTAAGGGTGGGGAACGAGGACGATATGGATATAGTATTTATGGTGGAGCATATGTTGGAGATGGTGGAGGAAATGGTGGTGACGCAGTAAAGTACTCAAATTCAAGTTATGGACCTGCCGGTGGTGGTGGTGGTGGGGGATATAGTGGCAAGGGAGGAAATGGATGTATGCGTGGTCAAATACCCAGTGCAGGTGCAGGTGGTGGTGGTGGTGGTGCATATCAGGTGGTTGAAAATAAACAATCAGCGGGTGGAGGTGGTGTTGGTCCTAATGGTCAAGGATCCAATGGAGCTGGTGGGACCTATTCGAACCCCGCGACGGGTACAGCAGGCGGCCGTGGTGGCTCGGGGGGTGCTAATGGCTATGGTATCTCTTCCAACACTGAGGGTGGGAATTATGGTGGTGGCGGTGGAGGAGCATCTGGTAATACTTGGGGTACAGCAGGTAAGGGTGGTAGTGGATTTGTACGGATTATATGGGGGGCAAATCGTAGTTTTCCAAGTACAAATACTGCAGATAGTAGCGCTGATTGGGAAGTAGGTACTTATGTACCTGGTACTATCCCTACAGGTACATCTACAATAAGTATGAATAACGACTTTAAAGGGAATCGATTTGTAGATATGAATCCAACAATGGTTATTACATCCAGTTCTGTAGATAATGGGGGTAAGACTGATGCTACAAGTATTTTATTTGTACTTACATCTAGTGAACCAATCGCTAATTTTGATGTTAATGATATAACAGTCAATAATGGTACTCTTAGTGGATTTACTCAAGGGGGTAGTAATACTGTTTATAATGTTACATTAGCCCCAGTTACAGTACAGGATACAGTCCATACGATTAATATTGCAGCGGGGGCTTATACAAATGCGGATACAACTCTTAATTGTAAGAATCTGGCTACTCAATTTACTTTTACATATTCACTGGGAGGAATATTACAAGATATTATGACTTTAGCAGGTACATTGAACAATATAACAGGTGTAGTTAAATCAAGTGGAACAAAAATTACATCTGTATGTAATGCGATACATAACGCACATGATAGTTTTTGTGTTTTTGCTGTAGTCGGATATATGGATTTAGCAGAAAGTCTAACCGGAGTATCTAAAAGTTATACATCGAAACCTACAATTTCAACTTCAAACTTTTTTTATAATTCAGCAAATAATTATTTAGGGGCTGGAGGTACAATTGCTAATATGGATGGAGGAAGCATTGAAAGTTTATCGGCAATTGATGGAAAAAAATGGATGGCAATGGCACTTTACGATGGACAAACAAATGGTTTTAAAGGGATATTAATATGGGTATTTACGGATGCATTCGTAAATAGTTCTGGTGTTGTACAAAGTGGGTCAAGGTCTCATAATACAGTAAGAAGTATATTTTACCCCGATCCAGGTTCCGGTTACAAATATAGTCAAATTTATCCTGTTGTAATAGGAAATACGGGTTCAATTACACACTCTGATGTTACAGGGACATCTGGATGGGAATTTAGTAACAATCAAATTCCTTCAGCAAATGGATACCGGTATACCAATAGATTTGCAAATGATGATGGTTGTTGGGGGTTTAAGTTAGGTGATCAAGTTGAAGGGAATACTCCTGGAGCATATTTACATAATGGAACAGCTTCCAATCCTTCTTTTGGAATAATTAATCCAAATGGTGGTGATGCTCAAAGTAAGGTTTATTGGAATTATTCTAGTGTTAGTTGGTATTCTAATACAAATCACGTCGGTTTTGTATTTTCTGGAGATTATAGTTAAATTAATTTTATATTATATATATAATATATATATATGGATTATACAATAACAATTGAGAAAATTGGGATTATATTATTTTTTATAATGTTCATCTATTCTGGTTTTCAAAAAATATTTAATTTCACACAAAAAGTAGCGAGATTACAGAGTAAAACCGGTTTACCATCCCCATTTAATGAGATAGGTATTATAGGTGTAATTTTACTAGAGATAATTGGTTCAATATTAATAATTTATTATTTCTTTGATGGTGAGATAAATAAAGAGTTAATAAAGAAGATATGTGAGGTTTATTTATTATTTTTAATCGTTGTAACCTTTTTATATCATCCACCTACAGACAAAATAATACCATTCTTATCGAATGTAACAACAACTGGGGGATTATTACTTATATATAATTTAATCTAATACCTAAAAAATTAATAATAATAAATTATAAAATGAAGAAATATACAAATGAAGATTATTTAGCAGAAAAAAATGCTATGTCAAAAAATGAGAGATTACAACAAGAAAGGTTTGAACAAATAATAAATATCCTGGTCCTTTATAAACAAGAAAATCAAGATAAAAATATTATTTTATCTGAAGAAACAGTGAATAAAGCAATTCAATGGTTTCAAAAGAATATGTCCTCTTTAGTTAATTTACAAAAATAATTTAAAAGATAATATTAATATTAATATATGTCACAGAATATAAAATATATTAAAGAACAAATAAAAGATTGTGAAGAGGTAAATAGTCCTTATGATATAAAAATTGGACAAATTGTAAAATATATTACACAACAAGATGGATCTGAATATTTTTATCCTGGTGGAAAATATATACGAATGGGTGATAATAAAATAATACTTAAAACTGGTGCTGTACCCTTAACATTTACTGACCGTGATGGTAAGGTAATTTATAAGACAAGATTATTTGTTATAAATGATAAGGATGAAGAATGTAAAAATAAAGATGAGTTTGAAAAGATAATCCATACTCAACAACAAATAATAGAAAAATTAAATATTCAATTAAGAAAGAAAGATAAATTAATTGAAAAACTACAAGGATTTTAACCTCTATATCTTAAACGTAATAGATCTACAATTTCATAAAGTACTTGACAATCTATTCTATTATATTCAATAATATCTTCTATTTCTATATATCTTTTTAAGGGTATTTTTTTGTTATGTGATTTACATATTTCTTTGAATTGTATCATTGAATCTAAACCATTATCATTTTCTTCCCATGTTGTTCGAATTAATTTATTCCGATACAATGCTTTTCCAATTGATTTTAAACTGAACTTAAAAACACCTTGAACAATAATTGGTTCCATTCTAAAGTAATCAAGGACATTAATTAATTCATAATCAGGGAACTTATACAATGGATATGTTTTTTTTATATATTGAATATAATTAAATTCTGCGTGTCCCCAATGATAAATATTAATTTTATGCAACCCTTTTCCAATTCTCCATAATCTATCTACAAATGCTTTAACAATTTTTTCTTCATCATCTAGACTAAATTTATAGATTGTAAAATCAAAGAATTTATCTTGATGGATTAATCCTAATATCCCTAAAATAGGTTCCTTTATAGAGGTATAATTTGTAAATAAGTTTTGTTTTTCATCGATTGATAGGAAACTTTCAACATCAAAATAGATATCATATTCTGTTTTATCAAGGATACTAGAGAAGGAATGTGAAACATTCTTACGAGGATAAATTAATACATCATTTTGTTGATTCATATGAATCATTCTTTCTTGGATATGTTTTTTTTTTGTATTTTTTAATTCTTTCAATAACTTAGGATCATCCCAACAATATATTCCTTTATCCAAAAAATTACATCTTTCATCATAAGAAATATTCCATACTAATGTTATTTCTTTAATCTCATTTGCTACTTTCATTTTTTCTACTTCCCAATCACTATCTCTATAATTCATATTCGGAAAAAGCTCAAAATGAGTTGGTTTTGGTGATATACTCATTAAATTATCTTCTTCTTTAATCGTATTAATCCATTTTAATGCACTATAAAATGTATTTATTATATTCTTATCAAACGATATATGACAAATAAATTCTTTTTTAGGTAATAATGTTTTCTTATAATAATATTCTTTTCCTAACAAAAAACTATGGAATCGTTGACCAACAATATCATGAAGAGCATCTCTAAAAGCATATAAACTACATTTCTTATAAAGGATTGTATCATCATTACTTACATCTTTTAGATCCATTTTAAAATGGAGTGTTGAATAACTTATATTAATCAATAAATAATCATCTTTCCTACACAATAAATGAAAGGGTATATTATTGATTAAAGGAAATAATTTACGAAATAAATGATAGTGAATAATAATATCGCAATTAACATAAAGATTATTTTTATCTAATAATTTCCCTTGTAAGATAAGAGGAAAATTATCTAAAATTTTTTCCTTTGTTTCATTCATATTTGTTTCATTTGGTATGTAAGATAATTCGGATAATTCCTTTATTTTTTGAAATAAATTATTCTTATATTTTTGTGATTCTCTAAGTATAAAGTTCTTATAGAATGATGGCTTATCTTTTATATATGTATTGTTCCCTCTGTATTTTTGGATTTCAAACCAATCACATATTGGGTCTTTTAATATATAATTTTTAAGTAAATGGAATTCATTATATTCTAAAAAGTATTCCATTCATATATATTTTGTTATTAATAAAAAAAAAATCATATTAATTATTTAATCCACGTCTCATGAATTTTATTTATTTGAATTAAACTTCTTGTATTTGTATAGAAACTCTGAATACCTTGATAAAAAGTTAAAATATTAGATAGAACATATTCATTTTGATAATATGTATGGTAAAATGAAATAATTGGTGTTGTTTCTTTATCAACATTACTTGTAGATTCATAATAAACCTCATTTTCTTTCTTTAGGTTATACTTTTGTGAAATAAGATATATTCCAAGTTGATTACCCTCTTCTTCTAAGATTTGTAATAATATTTTAATTTCGGGTATCTCAATACGATAATCATCCTTCTCTATTTCCGAAACAATTTCTTCAATATTCTTATATTTTTTATTAAATTTCTTATATTCTTGAATTAATTGAGAAGGTTTAGTAGACCTTAATTTATCAATTATTTTTAATTTAATTCCTTCTACATCATACGGAATACCAGATTCATTTAGTGCTTTCTCAATTGCTAAGAAATCATTATTCTTTTTATTAAGATGAAACAAAACACTTGCTTCCTTACCATAATTACGATTAATTAAATATGGTATTGTATCCATCTTCTTCATAAGTGAATGTCTTTTTCTATATTTAATATTTTTACCCAATTGATGAATAAATTTACTCTTTCTAATAAATATTTCATCTAACTTATTCTCTTTATATTCTGAATAAGTATAGAATATCTCATTATTCTTTACGGTTTTTTTAAGATCATTAAGATTAATTTTTTCTTCAATAATATCCATACGATTTTCAATCCCAGTAATCAATAATTTCTCAATAAACTTACATTTAATCTTCTCAATTAATCTATTCCCAAAATAATCAAATTCCTTAACATAAAGCTTACATTTACCATCTGAACCAGTGCACGGATATTCACACGATCCCTTTTTATTAATACATAGTGATATATATCGTGATAATGATTCCTTTTTAAACTTTTTCTCTTCCAGAGGTTCAAATAAATTCTTTATAAAAGGATCAAGGATTTCATATATTCTAAATCGTTTATGTTGATTAATGATAATTGTATCATTGTATGCCTGAGTAACTATATCTAATAATCTAACTTCAATTACTATTTTTGAAAGACCACTACTTTCATCCTCTTGAATATCTATAATCTCTCCAGTCATAACATAATTATCTCTATCAAATTGGCTATACAAGTTCTCTAATTTATCTATTTTATTAATAATCTGATAATTATTTCCATTAATAATTTCTTTATTGGAAGTAAAATGGATTGTATCTCCAATTCTATAAAATTCTGTATCTTTTAGATAACCTTCAACATTAAATATTTGATTATCAATAATATTCAATAGATGATAAAACGATAATCTTGTAATATATTCTTCATAATTTTGTGAATTAATAAAATTAACACAATCATTATCATCATTCTTAATATTGGATAACAAACTATCTAATTCTAATAAATTTATATTCGTCCTCCTTTTATAAGATATTCCTGTTATCTTTGTTTCAAGTATTGGTAAATATGTATTATTTGATAAATATAAATGAATAACATTATCTAATTGATTAGTGATTAATGAATCAATTTTAAATTCTTCAAAATTCTTAAGAGTATTAATAGAACCTTGATAAGATGGTAATTTATGAATTGTTTTTCCTTTTTTATTAATAAAGATTACATCTGTAATATTTAGTTCATATTTTGTTTTATTCCATGTTACAGAAACCAATATATCACCCTTTTCCGATGTTAATATATTATTAAAAGTCGCTTTTAACTTTTTAGGAGATAATTTATTTAATGGTTTTCCCATCTTCTTCCCTTCTTCTGTCCTTACAAAAGCACCTTTACCTTTCATTTCTTCTATAGTTCCAAAAACCTTTTTTCCGTCCACACGCCAAAAGACTTCCATCCCATTTTCAAATATTTCTTTTGGAACGGAATCTAATGAAATATTAACATCCATACCAGCCTTAATACTCGATAAATCAATAAAATCTGAAAAACTATAAACCATTTCATAATTCCCTTTTGATGGAATAGGTATAGGGGGGATTGGTATTAATCTATCTTCACGTGTAATCAAATAAGAAACCTCTGAATAACTATTAATAAATAATTTAATAATTTCATCATCCATACCATGAATCACTTTTCTATAGGTCTCTATCATTGATTCTTTCTTTCTTTCATTTATTTTTTGATAGATATTATCAATAATTATCTCATAATGCCCATTCATTACCTTATCACTTTCAAATATAAAATCATCTACTTTATCATCTGTTTTAGTATCATAATGACGATATAGAATCGGTTCATAAATATTACCACGTTTATAAATAAAACCCATCTTTTTTGAATCCGAATATTCAGTTACCTTAATATTTATTTCGTCCTCCCGATTTTCAAAAATTACAATATTAATATCATACATACGGAGTAATAATGGTAATATAAATCCATCATCTCTATTTTCGTTGCTATTCAAGAAATCAATATAGTTTTTTAAAGAGAGTAATAATTGGAAGAAATAATTTAATTCAATTTTTTTAAAAGATAGAATACCTTTTTCTAATTCTGAAGAAAGTTCATTAATAATATTTTTATCTTTAATAAAATCTTGTGTAGTTTCTTTTTTCAATAATTCAATTATATATTTAATATCATCTTTTGTAATGTATTCAATATTTTTCCTAAATTTTTGATGTATCATTGAACATTTTTGAAATTTTTTAATATTCTTTTCTAAATTTTCTATTAATTCATTTAGAGAATATTGTTCCAAATCTTTTTTAATCATCCCATTGGTTAATATCTTAAAATATGATTGAAGAAATGGAGAATTATCAAATATATATTCATTATTATTCTGTTGAACACCAATTTTTAGGAAACCATATGCTGTTTTTTTAGAAAAAAACTTACTATTTTGATCAAAATATTTCATTAAATAAGGATGTAAATGAGCATATTTACCCTCATTTACAGGATCTTTATTTGATATGTATCCTTCCATTGGATCAATTCTTTTTTCTTTATTTTCTTTCAAAACATGTCGCTTTTTCTGATCTTCAATAATAATAAACTCAACTAAAGAAGAACGGGAATCAATGATAGGTTCTAATTTTTCATCTTGAATTCCAAATTCTTTTGCCTTTCGAATTAATGATTTTATTGGAATACCATCTAATTCTTGACGAAGTGAATTAATTGGTTTTGAATCATTAAAACAACAAGGTAAGCCATAACCTTTCGGATGTAATTGATGACTTTCTTCACGTATTTCTGGTATTAAGTATTTAACAGTTGAAGCATCTCTCCAATAATTACCAGTCCTTTCAAGTATATATTTATCAGTTCGACCATTTGAACCCTTGGGAAGATCCTTAGGAATAATATTTGTACCATCTTTTATTTCTTCGGCATCAGGACGAATACTTAAACTTTTTGAAATATCCCAATATTTTGGACAAATATATTTTATTTTACTTGAACGACGAGGAACAGTAATCGCAAATGAATATGATTCTCTACCAGAACCTTGATCATAACTTTTATTAATTCTATCTAGATCTTCATCAGTTACAGCAATTGGTTGACGATTATCAACCGCTCCACAAAGTTTTGCATAACCATACCTAACACCAGATTTACCTTGAATTTTTTTTGATTGAAACTTAAATAAATCAGGATCATAATCCTTTAATCGTTTTAAATAATAACTCTTTGTTTCATAAACCCCATTTGCACCACCCTTTTGAGTACTATCACTATCACTATCAAAATCAGAAGATGAAGATGATGATAATAATCGACTAATTAAATCATCTCCTTCATCCTCTTCCTCTTCTTCTTCTGATGATGATTCATCACTTTCGCTTATTTGTACCTTTACTTCATCTTTAAGAATATCACTATCTATTCTAAAATATTTAGAATATTTAGTATTACCCTTAATATAAGATAAATACATATTTAACATTGTTTTAATTAATAAAACAACCCTCCTTTGTTCGTTAAATGATTTAATATTACTAATATCAACAATTAAGTCTTCTTTTGGAGTTAACCAAACCGCAATCTCAGAACCTGATTCTTTAATTACTTTTGATCTCCTAATCGGATCAGGTTTCATCTTCATTAATGAATTCCAAACCTCGACTTCAGTCCTTATATATTCTGGATCTTGTCCATAATCATGACTAATTTTTTCAATAACTACTTCTTGATCATCATAAATCATTTGATAAATAGAAATCGCAGATTGAATTGTTGTTAAATTCGCAAAATTATTAACTCTTTTATATCTTGCTATTATTTTTGATAAATCATCTGTCTCTTCATATGGTTTTACACGGAAATACATTGAGAAATTTATCATAAAAGAATTCAAATAAGTCCTCCATTGTGGGAATACATTGCCCTTAACCTGAAAATCCTCTTTACTAAATAATAATGCTGAATTTAGAAAATCAATCTTTGTTTCCGAATGAATATCTGTAAATATATCTTCATTAAACTCAATTATATCGTTAAAAGAATAAAAACTATCTTTGTTTATTTTACGAATTAATGAATTACATTTATGAATTAATTCCTTAATATCTTCCTCATACATCTCTTGTTTATTATTCTCAATAATACACTCTATATCACCATTTAATTTAATAACTAATGAACAAAAAATATCTTTTATAGGATTATATATCTTAAACATAATTATATTCCCCGAATGTAAATACTTATACCCGTATTCTGTTTGAATATTATGTCCATCACACCATTCTTTACAAAGGCCTTTTGTAATATGTCGAGTTTCTGTTTTATCAATACCGCTATATTGTAATGATCCTTCATAAATTTTATAAAATGCATCATCATGTGAATCTAAAAGTAATTTTGTAAATGGAATTGTATTTGATAATTCAAATTCCGCAAATAATTTAGATAAATGAACTGTATTTTTTATACTTGCTTCACGATTAATTTTTAATATTGAAATTGTATATTCTTTACATTGAATCTTTTTATTTACTTCTTCTTGAAGAAATTCTTTTTCAATAAAGATAATCCCAGAATTATATTTTTCAATAAAACTTCTATTTTTTTTAGACTGAATCAACATTTTCTCTAACTGTTCCTCATTATTCAAAATTAGAATATCATTTATATTTAGCTTGTTCCAATACTTTAATAATACACCATTTACAATTGTATTGATATCTCTATCTTTTTGTATCTCACTAGAATTCAATGAAAGTAATTTATCATAAAGGTCATGTTGTTTTAAATATTCAGGAAGTGTAAAGAAGTATAAAACATTATCACGAATATTATTATTTTCAAATAATTCTAAATTATGTGAAAGTATCTGATTTGGTATTCTATCACCATTACTATTAATAAAATTAGTATCAATTACATCACTTGGTTTCTTATCAAAGAAATCAATATACTCTATTTTATCACTTTCATATTCAAATCCAATTGGTAGATTCTTATTTTTATAATCATCATAACACCATACATAAATATATGGATAGAAAGTATTATTAAGACAATAGAAAGATATTTTATTTAAGATTACTTCATTTGTTTCATCTTCATATAAACTCTCATATACAATTTCAATATTTTCAATTGGGAAATCATTAAGATAGAGTTCTTTTATAATTTTCTGTTTCATTTTTTCAATATCATCGGTATCTTTTATCCCTTGAATATATTCATAGAGTTGAATTATATTTTTATCTATAATACCTTCAAATATATCTTTATCTTCTTTTTTATTATTTATTATTTTCTTTATTTGAGGATAAATTTTACCTAATCTCCCAACAAATAAATAACATTTATTTTCGTTTTGAGAGATACATTTCATTATTTTCTTACGAGTATAAATATTACAAAAACTCCCCATATTATAATCAATAGAAATATTATTTTTAAAAATGATACGGTGTTGAGTTTATTTCCATTCCACAATAAGTTTGAGGATTTTCTTTGTAATTAACCGGTCGATAAATACCTATTTTCTCTCCTTCTTCTAATAAATATTTCATATTATCCCAAAACTCTTTTGTATGACCAATAGATTCAGACATTACATGAGCTAATTCATGAATTACAACAAACATTATTGTATTATCATCAATAAATGAATCATCTGTTTGACGGACACAAATTGATATTTTCTCACCTTTATTCACTGAATATGATGTATATTTTGCCCCAATACCTGTCTCAGATAAAGTATTTGGATTATACCTTGATTTTAATTTTGATACACCTTTCTTACCTGTATTAAGTGTGCTAATTAATTTTTGAACATTACTATTGATTGTGGCTAATTTATCAGCTGCTTTAATAGCATCCGGTAACTTACGGACAATATAGTTTCTCCCATCAAGTTTGGATTTAATAGTAATTACTTCTCCATTTTTAAATAATTTATTTATTAGGATGAAAAACACAAAGATACTCAAGAAAAATAATAGAAACTCCTCCATAAATATATATATATAATTCTTATATTAAAATTTGATTATTATAAATAAGTTATTTAAACTAACATTACTATATCCATTTATAAATGGAATTAAGTTTTCAGATCATTGATATTTCATCCGATGATCTATCAATCAATGAAAATTATTGGGATAAAGAATTTATTATAACATTCTATGGAAAAACAAATAATAATGAAAATATTGTTTGTAGTGTAACAGGATATAGACCATTCTTCTATTTAAGGATCCCAAATAATTGGGGTGATTCAACACTACAAAACTTTCTTAAAATAATTAAAAACTTTATTTCAAGTCATAAACCAGATAGTAAAGCAATATGGAATGGTAATTATATTCAAGAATTACTTGAAACAAAACAATCCTATAACTTTTACGGTTATAATTATGATAATGATTATAATCAAATAAAAAAATATAGATTCGCAAAAATTTCATTCAAAAGTTATATGGAACTTAAAAGATGTACAAGTGCGATTCAAGAGTTTCACAAAGTTAATTTATCATCAATAAAGTCTAAAAAGATTATTATAGGTTATAAGGGGAAAAAACCAATTTACTCTAATGATGATAGGATATGCAAATGGTTCGATCAAAACCATAATTGTGAATGTATTGCAAATCTTTATGAATCAAAAATACATCCTATGTTACGTTTCCTCCATGAAAAAAATATTCAACCATGTGGATGGGTAAAAATAGACCTTAAAAGTGATATATTTAACATTGAAGATGATGAAAAATATTTTAATGTTGATATTGAATTAAGATATATACCGATTTCTTATATTAGTAATTATCAATCTGAAGACACAGCGAAGTTTGTAACAGCTTCATTTGATATTGAATGTGACTCATCGCACGGTGATTTTCCCAATCCACAAAAGGACTTTAAAAAACTTGTAATTGATATTCATGAATCTTATTTCCGGTTAAGTATGTCACAAAATAGTATAAATATGAAGAAAAACTTCCTTATTAACTGTATAGAGGAAGCTTTTAATGGAGGATCGGATAATGTTCAATCAATCTATACAATCAATGGGAAATATTCTGAAAATAGCATTAAGGACCTAAAAGAAACATTTACTGAAGAATTTATTCAACAACTTGATGACTCTAAATCGTCAACAAAAAAAAGGGAAACAATGATTAACAATTTTACTGAAATACTTAATAATATCAAGAATGATAAAAATGAAAAAATACTTATCAAAGGTGATCCAATCATACAAATTGGAACTGTCTTTCATAAATATGGTGAAACAGAATGTTATGATCGTTCTATCATTGTAATTGGAAATGAAGATAAACCAAATGAAAAAGTATGCGATGATATTCCAAATGTGAATGTCTATGAATGTTCATCAGAAGAAGAACTACTATTAAAATGGAAAGACTTAATACTCTATCATAATCCAGATCTACTCACAGGATATAATATATTTGGTTTTGATTTCGATTATATCAATAAACGAGTTGATTATCTATTCCCTCATCACAGTAGTTGTGGAAGATATTGTAATGACCGTTGTCCAAGGCATTCATTTTATCGTTTAGGTAGATTAATGAGGAATCGTGATTCCGATCGTATTAAATCACTTGATAAATTATCAAAAGCAAAAACATCTTCAAAAGACTATAACAAATTTTGGGAAAAAAGTTGTAAGGTTGTGAAGAAAGAATTAAGTTCATCCGGTTTAGGTGATAATATACTAAATTATATCTCAATGGATGGTCGTGTTCTTTTTGACATTCAAAAAGAAATTCAAAAAGGACATTCACTTGATTCATATAAATTAGATAATGTTTCTTCACATTTTATGAAAGGGAAGATTAAAACACAGACAAGGCATAAAGGTGATTTAGATATTAACTTCCTCTTCACAACTAACCTAGGAAACCTCAAAGAAAATGATTATATCACAATTAACATCCATACAAAATATGGATTAGTGAAATATAAAGATGGTAAAAAATTTCAGATCCTTCATTTGGGACAAAAAAAAAATATCATCGGAATTAAAGAACGAATTAAGATTAAGAAATATAAAAAAGAATTAATCTATTATGAATGGTGCTTGGCAAAGGACGATGTATCACCACAACAAATCTTTGATTTCCATAAAAATGGTGGGAGTGAAGGTAGAGCAAAGATTGCTAAATATTGTATTATGGATTGTGAACTATGTATTCATCTATTATTACTTCTTGATATAATTCCGAATAATATGGGTATGGCGAATGTATCATCTGTACCTCTATCCTATATTTTCCTTCGTGGACAAGGAATTAAGATTAGTTCATTAGTTGTAAAGACTTGTTCCAATGAAAATACAAGGATTCCAACACTCAAAAATTATAATGGAGAAAAAATGGATGATGGATTTGAAGGAGCTATTGTATTAGAACCTACTCCAGGAATTTATTTAGATGATCCCGTTTCTGTACTGGATTATGCATCTCTATATCCAAGTTCTATTATTGAAAAGAATCTATCCCATGAAACATTTATTGGAACACAAGAAGATATTGATAAAACTCCCTGGAAGTTTGAATGGATTGACAAAATCCCACATAATATTATTTCATACGATGATTATTCATATGAATTAAAAGGTAAAACAATGCATAAAAAAAAAGAAGATACAAAAACAACATGTTATTTCGCAAAACCATCCAATAATCGGGGTATTATTCCAACAATCCTTCAAACACTCCTTGATCAAAGGAAAGCAACTCGTCTGAAAATTAAAGAAACAGATAATGAAGATAAAAAGAAAGTTCTTGATGGTCTACAATTAGCTTATAAAGTAACAGCAAATTCTGTTTATGGTCAAATGGGAGCAAAAACGAGCTCAATCTTCTTTAAAAAAATTGCGGCTTGTACAACCGCAATTGGAAGAGAAAGAATTGATGATGCTAGCAATGGTGTAAAAGATTGGGCCAAAAATGAAGGTTATGAAGAACCTATTATTGTTTATGGAGATACAGATTCTGTCTTCGTCAAGTTTTCAAGGGTTGATAAAGAAACAGGTAAAATATTAGAAGGGAAAGAAGCCCTTCAATATTGTATTGATTGCGGAATAAAAGCAGGTAAATGGATTACGAAAAATATGTTAACTAAACCACAGGATCTAGAATATGAAAAAACATTCTTCCCTTTCATTCTTATTTCAAAGAAAAGATATACAGGTGATAAATATGAATATTCATCTGAAAAATTAAAAGAAAGAACTTCAATGGGTATTGTTATGAAAAGAAGGGATAACGCAGCAATTGTTAAATATGTATTTGGTAATATAATTGAAATTATAATGAATCAAAGGAGTATTGATCTAGCTATGGAATGGTTAAGAGATATTTTACAAAAAATTACTCAGGGTAAAATGGATGATAGCATGTTTATTATTTCAAAATCACTCTCCGCATATTATAAAAATCCAGATGGTATTGCCCATAAAGTTCTAGCAGATAGAATGGCGGAAAGAAATCCAGGTGATAAACCTAAACCGAATGATAGGATTCCATTTATGTATCGGGTTGTTGATGAAACACCCATTATAACTGGTTATAAAAAAGCATTTCAAAAAGTTGAAGATGGAAAGTTTAAAAATGGAAGGATAAAATATAAGAAGATAGAAGTAAAAGGTGAACCTAAATTTAAGAAAAGAAACATCCTACAAGGTGATAGAATTGAACATCCTGATTTTATTAGAGAGAATAAAATTCAAATTGATTATCCATTCTATATTTCAAATCAAATTATGAATCCTGTAAAACAAGTACTTGATTTAGAAAAAGATGAAACAATTACACAATCATTATTTGATGAATTCATTAAATAGTTTCGTATAGTTAGAATATATTATTTATAATATATTATTAATATATAATATCAATGGGTGGTGGATTAATGCAACTGGTAGCTTATGGAGCACAAGATATTTATTTAACAGGAAACCCACAAATCACTTTTTTTAAGATAGTATACAGAAGACATACGAATTTCTCTATGGAATGTATAAAACAGACTATTAGTGGTTCATCAACAATATCAGATACATATACTACAAATGGAAGTGTCACTATAACAAGGAATGGAGATTTATTAAGTCAAATATATGTAAGTTGTGATCAAGATTCAACATATGGTATTAATGGTGATTATTTAATTGAAGATGTTGAAATTGAGATTGGTGGTCAAAGAATTGATAAACATTATCGTGAATGGAATCAAATATGGACAGAATTAACAACTCCAATCTCAAAATCAGAAGGTTTCAAGTATATGACAGGGTCTTTCACAAATACATTAGTCACAAAATCAGAAACATCTCAACAAACAATTATGTACCCATTACAATTCTGGTTCTGTAGAAATATAGGTTTATCATTACCTATTATTGCCCTTCAGTATCATGATGTTAAACTAAAATTTACTTGGGGAAGTGGAGCAGCAAGTGATGGAATAAGTCGTTCGGGTGGAGGGGCCGTAACTCCATCATTAGGAGTATGGGCAGACTATATCTATCTAGATACCGATGAAAGAAGAAGATTTGCTCAAGTTTCACATGAATATTTGATTGAACAACTACAAATTCAAGCTGAAGGGACATCAAGAAGTAGTTTCAAATTAAACTTTGATCACCCTATTAAAGAACTAATATGGACTGTACCGACAAGCACGACTGAAGCAAATACAGTACTTTCTCAACAAATGAAATTAGAACTGAATGGACATGATCGCTTAGCATTTCAGGATAGAGAATATTTTCAAATTAAACAACCTTATATTCACCATACGTCTATTCCAGGATTCAATATCAAAGAATATGAATCTCCAAAACTATTAACAAAACCTTTACCGTTAACATCAGCAGATGGTTTAAATAGTTCCGGTGTGGCAAAAACTCCAGGAGAAATGTTATGTACTGATGCATCAGGGGATGTAAATGAAAAAAATGAAATTTTTTTATCAGGATCAACACTTACAATTGGAAAAGGTACGGGTCAACCAGCATTTGATATAAGAGTTGGTGATGTTTTAAAAGTTTCAGTTAATATTAAGGATCCAGATTCAGCATCAAATGAAAATGAAACTAATTTAGGACTCGAAGCCCATAGTGGATTGACAACTGTAACCGCAATTGCGAATAATCTAGATGATCGTCCATCAGGGAATTCAAGTACATATGCGACAATTACAATATCACCAAGCCTCGGTATTTTAGTCACCGCAAAATATTGTATGGTGGCTAGTGTAATAGGACGTACAGTAAACCCTATGTCAAGGTGTTCTCAATTAAGTCGTGATATATTTGTTTATTCATTTGCACTTAATCCCGAAGAACATCAACCATCCGGAACTTGTAATTTCTCAAAAATTGATGCTGCTAAATTATTATTAAGCTCACCAGGTACAATCAGTAATATATATGCTGTTAATTATAATGTTCTTAGAATAATGTCAGGAATGGGGGGATTAGCATATGCTATCTAATTTACGTATTTTTCTGAATTTTTTTTCTAAGTATAAGTATAAAAAACAATGGGAGGAGGATTAATGCAACTTGTCGCTTATGGAGCTCAGGATATCTACCTTACGGGTAACCCACAAATCAC